AGATTTTACAATCTTTTCATCTATAGTGCCTTCACATATAAAATCTATGTAAGTAACTGTATTTTTCTGTCCAAGCCTATGACACCGATCCTCAGACTGTATTCGAGTTTCAAGGTTAAAGTCATTAGCGTAGTAAATAACGGTGTTTGCTGCGGTAAGCGTGAGTCCATATCCAGCAGTTGCAGGATTTGCTACCAAAAAACGAGCATCGCCATATTGAAAGTTTTGTATTGCTAACTCCCTATCGTCTTCTGAGGTATCTCCATAATAGGATACCACAGAGTCTTCCCCGAACTTATTAGAAAGTGTGCTATATATTTTTTTTATGTCATATCTAAAGCGTGACCATATTATTACTTTTCCCGAAGTCTCCTCGATACAATCAATTAATGTAGTAAGACGATTCGTGGGAAACTCAACGAGATCTCCTTCATTGGTTGGAAGATGACCACATAGTATTTGTTGAAATCTAAGAAGCTGAGTTATAACTTGCATAGCAGTAACAAGACCACCATCTTGAAGTAACGTCATAGCTTGTGTTGCTATGTCGTTATACATATCTTTTTGGTATGGTGTAAGCTCAATGTCCCTAATGGTGTAAACCTTCTCTGGTAAATCAATACAATCCTTTTTTAATATACGACTACTAAAATGTTCTATTTTTTTTGTAAGTTCTTCTAAGTTTCTATACCCGACTATATGTTGGAAACTATGAGAACCCATAGTGCGTTTTTGTATGATAGCGTATCTGTTCTGAAAGGCGTAAAACGAATTAAACCCTAAAACGCTTGGTTCAAGAAACTCGCATTGAGAAAATAAATCCAACGGTGATTTAGTCACAGGGGAACCCGTTAGTATTCTTGAATATTTAAACTGTGGTGCTAATTTCAACAATGCTTTTGTTCTAGCAGCTTTAGGGTTTTTTATTGTGGTTGACTCATCTATGGCTATCATTCCCAAAGAACCAAACTTTTTGGCTAACCAATCCCCGACACTCTTGCCTTTTGCTGATGAGAATGCTTCTACATTCATAACAAAAATCTTTACTCCAGGATTGGTTGAAGCAAAGAAAGATTTAAATTCATCTTTATATCTTTTGGTATTGGTGGATTGCCAATAAAATAAATGCTTTCTTATATCATCAGGAAAATGCTGGGGTATTTCTCTATTAACCCAATTCTTATAAACACCCTTTGGCGCGATAATAAGAGCAAAGTTAAGACTTTGTATGTTAGATAAGTACGCAATCGTGTCTATTAAAACTTTTGACTTACCAGTACCCATCTCCATAAAATATGCATAATGGGAAAGCGATAAATTCTTGACCCATGCGTCATATTGGTGGTCATACGGTTTCGTTTTAAATTTATAGTTGACTTCCATGCATACTATCCTTTATGTTGTTTATAGTTGAACGAAATGGTTTCGTCAACAACATTAAAACCTGAAGAGGATGTACTACAATGCAAGAATCAATATTAGACGATGAAATGTTCGCAGACGCAAATACTTTATTAAATGTAGAAGCAGAAGGCGGGAAAAAATTATCAAATCTTGTACGTCAGTTAAATAGCATTCAGCAGCAGATTACTGATACTGAAGAACATTTGAAGACGTTGAAATCAGAAAAACAGAAGATATCATTGGAGAACATACCAATGCTCATGGATGAAATGGGTATTGAGCGAATTGATGTTGATGGGGCTACCGTCAAACTCAAGACGTTTGTTTCTGCAAGTATCCCTGCGGAACGGAAGCAAGAGGCTTATAATTGGCTCAGAGAGAACGCACTTGATGACATTATAAAAAATGACATTATAGTTTCGTTTGGTCGTGGGCAAGATAACCAAGCTGGTGATGTTATGTATGATTTGGAGCAAAAAGGTTTTCACCCAGAGCAAAAAACTCACATACATGCAATGACTTTAAAAGCGTTTGTAAAAGAACGTGTTGAAAAAGATTTGCCTTTGGACATGGATTTGTTTGGAGCATTTGTAGCAAGAACTGCTGAAGTTAAAAGGAAAGTATAATGAATAAAGTAGTAAAAAAAGAAGATAATCTGCCCTCCACAGAGCTAATGGAGGAAATGATGGCAACCGCTGGCGAAGGTGCAGTGTTTGAGTCCAACGAATTGCAAATACCTAACATCAGGATTGCACAAAGTACAAGTCCACAACTCAAGAAGAGTGATGCTAAATACATCCCCGAATTAAAACAGGGAGATTTTTTTAACACCGTTACTGGAGAAGTTTGGGACGGAGAGAAGGGGATCGTGGTTGTGCCGTGTCATAGCCAGACAAGTTACCCTGAGTTTATACCAGAGTCGCAAGGTGGAGGATTTGTAGGATTAAAAGAAGTTACAGATCCCGATTTAATTAATACAAAAAGAGAGGGTGCTAAAGAATACCTTCCTAACGGCAATGAGATTATTAAGACAGATGAGTATTATTGTTTAGTGCTTGGTGAAAACGGTATGTTTCAACCTGTGATTATAGGTATGAAGACTACCGCATTGTCTGTAAGTAGGGTTTGGAAAACTAGAATTGCATTAAAGAAAGTCGCAGATTCAAAAGGTATCATGAGAACCCCCGCATTGTTTGCAACAATGTGGAGAATCACTGTTGTTGAAAAATCAAAAACCGTGGATGGGGCTATGCGAACATGGTTTAGTCCACAAGTTGAAGAGGAGGGCCTTGTAACAGACCCGAATCTTTTCCGAGAAGCAAAGGCATTTAGGGAATCGGTTGCGAAAGGTGAGGTTAAATCTGCACCCGAACAAGAAGCATCTCCTGTCACCGTAAGTGACACAGATGTGGATGATATACCCTTTTAATGTAGGGGGGAGGTAATTCCTCCCCTTTTTCTTGGAGTTATTAATGGAATTAATTGACCGTTTCTGGACGGCTTTTGAAGGTTCAACAAAAGCGCACGGTCAAACAACGGTAGGGGCGAAAAGAAGAAATGGCAAAACAGAAGCAAAAAGTTTTATTGTCAAAGAGCCTCTTACAAGGGAATTAGTAGAACAACACTTAGAAGGGAAGAAAGGCGTAGGCTCGATACCAATTACAGACCAAAACAAATGTAGGTTCGGTTTGTTAGATATAGATAAGTATCCTGTTGATCATGCCCAAATTCAATCAAAGTGCGACAGTTTAAATATACCGTTTGTTGTTTGTCGTTCAAAGTCAGGAGGTGCCCACCTATTCTTGTTTATGAAAGAATGGGTTAGGGCTGTAGATATGAGGGATTACCTTACAGAATTTTCTGCTGTATTGGGTTACTCAGGTTGTGAGATCTTTCCAAAGCAAGACCAGATTCTTGCCGAGAGAGGAGACGTGGGTAATTTTATTAACCTTCCGTACTTTGATGAGAAGAATACTTTGCGCTATGCCGTTACTGCTAAGAACCAAGACCTTAGTTTAAAAGAATTTCTAGATTTAGTTGATAAAAAGAAAACAACCTTGGATGCTTTATCTAAGATGAAGTTTGAGTCTAAGGAAGAAGAGTTTGAGGGTTTGATACCTTGCATAAAAAATCTTGTTCTAATGGGTATACCACAAGGCATGAGGAATAATGCTATGTTTCATACAGGCATATTCTTGCGTAAGAAGTACCCTGATGGTTGGAAGAAAAAGCTAGAAGAATGGAACACAAAGATTTGTAAACCACCTATGCCAGCTGATGAAGTGGTTCAACTACAAAAATCCATAGATAAGGATAAGTATGGATACAAATGCAAAGAGGAGCCAATGGCCAGCTATTGTAATAGGGATATGTGCATAAGCATGGAGCATGGAGTTGGTGGCGGTTCATCAATACCCTCGATGGGTGGCTTAACAATATTGAAGTCAGAGCCAAGATTATATTTTTTAGATGTAAATGGAACACGGTTAGAACTATCAACAGAACAATTACAGATGCCACTACAGTTTCAAAGAGCTTGTATGGATCAGATTGATTTTATGCCTCCAGTAACAAAGTCCTCTGATTGGCAAGTTTTGGTTAATGGTTTGATGTCTAATGCTACAACAATTGAAGCATCCCCCGAACTTACTACTACAGGTCAATTTGAAGAGTTATTAGAAACTTTTTGTACAAGCAGAATAAGGGCTAGGTCACCAGAGGAATTACGTATGGGCAAGCCTTGGACAGAAAATGACCTTACATATTTTACCCTTAAAGGGTTACAAGAATTTCTCAAGAATAGGGGGTTTGTTTCATTTAATAGACCACAAATACAAGAGAGATTGAAGCGTCTTAACTTTGGTTCAGAATGTAATGGGTATTACAAGCTGAAAGACGATTCAGGCAAATGGCACAACATCAGGGTTTGGTGGGTGCCAGAATTTGATAACACGGAAATACCAATTCCAAGCAAGGAGACAGAGGATGACATCCCTTTCTGATACATTTTCGGATACGAACTATTTGAAAATAGGAGACTTAACTAAGAAGTTTGGTGTAGCACGAAGTACAATATACAGATGGGTAGAGGCGGGGCACTTTCCTCAACCTATTGTGCTAGGCCCAGAGCAAGATAAATTTAGTGCAAAGAGATGGTTAGAAGAGGACATAACCGAGTGGCTCAAAGCAAGACCTAGGCAGACCTATGAGTCAGACTGAAACATTAATATTCGGTCCTCCAGGGTGTGGTAAAACCCATACTTTGATTAATATTGTTAAACAGGAGTTGGCTAATGGCACACCTCCTGACAGAATTGGCTTTGTTTCGTTCTCAAGAAAATCAATATCAGAGGCAATACTTAGGGCTGGTTCAGAATTAGGGTTAGAGGAAAAAAATCTTCCTTGGTTTAGAACATTGCATTCCATAGGGCATCGATGGCTTGGCTTTGATAAAGAAAAAATAATGGGTTATTATGAGTTTCAAGAGTTTGGGCATGAAGTTGGTATGGTCTTTGACTCAAGCACTGCTGCTCAAATGGAAGATGGTCTTGTGCCTGTTTCTCATAAAGAAGGCAATAAGTATTTAGAAATCATTGCAAGGTCTGCAATGAGGTGTATTACCCTTGAGGATGAGTTTAATTCTAAGAAAAACTATGACATTTATTGGGAGTTTCTTGTTGCTTTAGACACAGCTTATAAGTCTTACAAAAGAAGAAATGAGAGGCATGATTATACAGACATGGTATCAAAGTTTGTGCTTCAAGGAACTGCGCCAACATTAGATGTACTTATTGTGGATGAAGCCCAAGACTTAACACCACTTCAATGGAAGCAAGTGTCTGTTCTAAAGCAACACGCAGAACGAGTGTGGTATGCGGGGGATGATGACCAATGTATTCACGGATGGAATGGTGTGGATGTTAATTTATTTTTAAAGATATGCCCCAACATACAAATATTAAGTCAAAGTTACAGGGTTCCAAGAAATGTTTTTAAACTAGCCAAGACTCTTACAAACAGAATAGAGGTTCGACAACAAAAGCACTGGAATCCAATGGATCGTGAAGGCGATGTGATATGGCATTCCAATTGGAACGATGTTGATATTGAAGATGGTTCTTGGACTATGATGGGAAGAACCAATAAAATAGTATCAGGCGTAGCCCAACAATTAAAAGACGATGGGTATTTGTTTATAAGAAATGGTAAACTTAGTTTTGATGAGGTTACTCTTAAAGCTATGAAAACATGGAAGGCATTGTCTGAAGGTCGAGAAGTAATTCTTGATGATGTAAAACGGCTTTATAAATTAGTTCCAAAGCGAGGTGATAAGGCGGTGGTTAAGAGAGGGGCATCAGCATCGTTAGATGCAATAGACCCACAAGCAACCTTATCGTATGAGTTGTTAGTTCGTGATCATGGATTAATTGCGGATAAATCGGCTGCATCACAAGATGTTTGCAATCTGTCTTACCAAGACAGGATTTATCTTGCTTCAATATTAAGAAGAGGCTCTTTGGATCCAAGAATTACAGTTTCAACAATTCACAGAATGAAGGGCGGTGAAGATGATAATGTAATGTTGTTCACAGAATCGTGTTACCCAGCTGTTTCAAATGTTGATCAAGATGAGGAACATAGAGTTTTTTATACAGGTGTGACAAGGACAAAGCACAACCTTCACATCATCGACAGTGCATCAAAATATAGGTATGAAATATGAAAAAAATAACCAAACTTGAAAATATTAAGAAGTTAATAAGCAAGCACCCAAAAAAGAATAATAAAGAGATAGGTGCTATGGCAAAAGCCAATCCAAACTATGTAGCTAAAATAAGAAGAATTGAAAGAAAATCTAATATTCCTAGGGCACAGTTAGCAAAG